TCACGCATACTCGCTCGCGGCCTGCTGGTTCCGTAGAACCGCCGTCATCATCCGCATCGCCGTCGCGTTGAACGCGGCCCGGAAATCGAAGCTCGCCTCGACGCCGGCCGGGCCTTCGATCGGCGTCTTGGCCAGCGCCAGATAGACCTCGTGCAGCGTGATCGTCAGGCTGCGGTTCGCGTCGATGGTGAAGGCCATGGCGAATTCCGCCGATGTGCCGGCCTGCGCCTGGGCGAGCAGCGTGGTGTTCTCGAAGCGCACCGTGATCTGGCCCGTGCAGCGGGCGATGCCGGGATCCACACCCTCGACGCGACGATCGGCGCGGATGGTGCGCACCGCCTCCATGCCGTTCGCGTAGGTGAGCCGCGCCCCGGTGACCTGCGCCAGTGCAACGCTGCTGCGCGTGATCGATCCCTGGGCTTTGTTGAAGGCGGTGTAGGCCGCACTGGTCGGCGTGCCGCCTGAGGTCGCCCCCGTGCGCACCGAGCCTTGGCCCAGCAGCCCGAAGGTCGCCGTCGCCGCGCCGGTTGGCGTGAAGTCCATCTCCAAGGTGTCGGCGCGCACGCCCGTGCAGACGTCGAAGGACGGCACGTCGGGATAGCCGATCTCCATCGCGTTGCTCGGCAGCGACGCCGCGCCCGAGGCGAAGGTGTGGATGAAATTGGTGGTGCCAGTGGTGGTCGGTGCGCCGAGCAGCAGGCGGAGCCAGTGCCCGATATTGATCAGGTCGACCGGCACCACCGCCTGGCCGGCGACTGTCACCGTGTCCAGGAAGGGCGCGGCCGGATCGCGGTTGCTGCCCACGCCGATGACGTCGGCATCCAGCAGAGGCTGCTCCGCGCCGAGGTCGCACGACAGGAACGGCATGCGCCGCCAGTTGCTACCGGGGGCGGTGCCGTAGGTGGTCTCGGGCAGCATGAGCAGGCGACAATTCGCGCCGATGGCACGGGGCATGGGCTTTCTCCTGGAAGGGGATCAGGCCAGCGGCGAGCCGGCGACGGTGAACCACAGGGTGACGGGGATGGCGGCGGCACGGGCCGCGGCCGCGCCTTCGAACTCGACATCCTCGAAGGACGCGCTCCCGGGCTGGGCCCATTCGACGGCACCACCGAGGCTGCGGTTGGCGGTGATCGCCGCGGCGATGTCCACCAGAAGCGCATCCAGCAGCGTGCTGCGCGCGGCGGGTGTGGCGCCGGCGACGCTGATCTCGACCTCCGCTCGATGTTCGACCTGCCAGGCGAGCGGGGAGAGGATGGGTGTCTCCTCCACCGTCTCGCCGTCGCGGACGACGACCAAGCCACCGGCGGGAATGCGCTGCGGGATGGTCTCGCCGCGCAGCACGATCGGCGCTGGGTTCCTGACCGCCAGCGACGTGACCAGCCGGCTGTGCAGCGCGGCGATGGCACTCTCGCGCGTGCTCATGCCCACCCCAGCATCGACGCGAAGAAGCGGCCCGTGACCCAGGTGAGCGCCAGGCCGATGTGAACGGCGGCCCAGGACAGCACGACGAGCCCAAGCAGCAGCAGGAAGCGCGCGCGCATGGTCATGCTGCCCTCCCGCTCTCGCGTTCCCACGCCGCGACAAAGCGCCCCGGCAGGCGACGCAGCCCGCGCTCGGCGGCACCGCGCACGTCGAGCCGCTTGGCCAGCTTCACCTGGGGCAGGAGGAGGAACATCGGCACCATCCCCTGCTCCAGCAGGCCGCGCGCCCAGGCCTCGCGGCCCTTGCGGTTCGCCGTGCCGACCTCGGTGACGCCACCCGCCACCAGCCTGGTTCTGCGACGCCGCCCGGTCTGCTCGCCCTGGCGCAGTGGCAGGCACCACACAAAGCCGCGGCCGGATTTGAATGGTCGCAGGAAGGCCTGGCCGGACGCGACCATTTGCGCCGGCGTCACGCGCATGCCCTTCTCGCCACGCCCACGGCGTCCCCGCGCTGCATTGAAGCCGGTCGGGATGGCGAGGAACTTCCCGCCACCCTTGGCCCGGATCAGCGCGCCGCGCTCGAAGGCGTCGATGACGTTCGGCACCTTCGTGAAGACCAGCCCCGCGGGCCGCAGCGACTGCCCGGTCCGCGGGAAGATCAGCGACCGCCAGGCATTGGCGATGCCCCGGGCGTTGCCCGAGAAAGCCGTCGTCACCTGCCGGCGCAGATCGGCCTTCACCTGCTCGATCTCGGCGCGAATGGCGGTCATCGCGGCACGCTCGCCAGCGCGCACCTCCTCGGTCAGTACCTTCCGCAAGTCGCCGACGATGCTGGCCCCGAGGCGCATGGATCAGCGCCCGCCGAATTTGCGGCTGAGGATCCGCAACAGCAGGTCGTGCAGCGCGGCATAGCCGAGCGTGCCGGCCAGCCAGGCCACCGCGAACAGCCACCAGCCGTCGAGCTCGAAGGCATGCGCGATCAGCCAGGCGCCGGTGCCGAGGCTGCCGCCCGCCAGCGCGTGCAGCAGATAGGCGCGTGTCAGAAGCGGACGGTCGGTGGACGAGAAGCGCGCCATCGCCCCGAGCGCACCCAGGGCACCGGCGAGCAGCGCCTCGCCGACGATGCCGCCGATGCGCTCCGGGTCGATCATGGCGGTGCTCCTATCGGCGGCAGAAGACGCGCCAGGCGATGCCGGCGGCGTCGCGCTCGGCGTGCTGGACGGTCAGGGTGTCGACGCCGAGCGTGAAGGTGTCGTCCGCGCCGACGACGGGCAGCACGGCTATGGCCACGGTCAGCACGTCGCTGGCCTGGATGACGCTGGTGCCGAAGGCATCACTGAGCCGGTCCGGCGACGAGCGGACCACGCGGAGCAGGACCGGAGCCCCGATCCCACCCGCGCGATAGCTGGCATCCGTGCCGATGTTCGGATCCGCGGCCAGCGCGTCCATGGCCGCGGCGAAGGCGTTCATGCTGGGCGCCGCAGCCGCCAGGCGAGCACGCCGACCACCGCGGCGACGATGACCGCGATGGCGACGGCGGGCACCAGCGTGCCGAGCGCCTGGATCGCCGGTGCGGCCTGCGCCACGGCGGTGGCGATGCCGGCCGCGCCCACCAGCACCGCGCCGCGTCCCGTGCCGGTGATTGCGGCCACCTCGCGCAACGTCACCGGCGGCGCCGGCGGCACCCCTGCGAGCGTCAGCGCGCGGTCGATCACGGCGGCCGGATAGCTCAGCCCGGCGCATTCATGGTGGATGATCGCCTCCACGAGCGGGCGGAGATGATCATGCCGATGAAGGTCGATCGCATCATCCGGCCCGACGCCGATCCGCCGCGCCACCACGGCAACATAGGCCGCGGTGTCGTTCTCCACCTTGGGCGCCCAGCGCTCAATGATCGCGCGCGGCGTGCCCAGCTTGTGCCGGTCCTGGTAGGTGACCAGCAGGGCTGCGAGCGCGCGGATGCCGAACTCGTGGCTGGTGAAGCGGCAGAAGCGCCCGTCCGAGGGGGGATCGGCCAGCCCCTGCCACTTGTTGGCCGGGACGTGCTCGATGTTGCCCGGGTTGCGGTTGCGATAGCCCCGCGTGGCCTTCGGATCGATGCTCATGCGCCGGACGCCGGAACACGCAGCAGCACCACGCGGACGGCGGTGTCCGCGGCAAGGGCCGCCACCGTGGCGAGACCCACCTGGAAGTTGCCGGTGGCCGTGGTGGTCAGGCGCCGGTTGGTGTTGTCCCAGAAGAGCCGCGCGCCGGCGGTGATGGCCAGTGCGGGCTCCTTGGTGATGTCGAAGACGCCCTTGGTCTGGCATTCGATGACGGCGTTCTGCGCGCCATCGACGGCGGCCACGCCGAAGATCGCGCCGACCAGGACGCCCTGGCCGGAGGTGACGCCGCCCGCATAGGGGACGGCGAGCGCCAGGCTGTCGCCGGGCTGCACATAGTTGCGCATGGGGATGAGGTCTCCAGAAACGCAGAAGCCGCCCGGTGGGGCGGCCTCTGCGTGGGTTCACGATGGAAGGGAGGAGCCGGGATCAGGTGCCCGGGTTGAACCAGGCGCCGCGCCAGTCGATCGCGCCCACGCCGAAGTCAAAGATCACCGAGACCTCGACACCATCGACGCCCTGGACATTGCCGGTGGTGACCTGCGGGCCCTCAGCGCCGTTCAGATAGCCGTAGACGTAGACCGGCGCGGCCGTCGGATCCGAGAAGAGATACCAGCGATTGTTCGGGATCAGCGGCTCGACCAGAGGCTGCACGAAGCCGGCGTAGACATTGGCGTTGCTGGTCTGCGTCGCCTGGACCGAGACGGTCAGCTGCCGCGCCGCCAGCTCCTGGTTCGGCCCAACCAGCAGGCGCATCTGAGCGCCGACGGCGATCGGCAGCCCGTCGAGGGTTTTCTGGCGCATGACCGCGGCCCGACCCAACGCCAGGTTGGGCAGGTCGAGCGCCGTGCCGGCGCCCGCCTTGTTGGCGCGCGCGGCCGCCGTCCCGAACACCGTGGCCGCGCCGGTGGTGAGCGTGGGACCGTCGCCGCCGGCGCTGTTCACGAGCGCATAGGCCGTGGCGTTCTCGAAGTCCGCCACGCGCCGGCCGATCATGGAGGCGAAGTCGGTGAAGGCGCCGAGATCGTCGTTGACCAGCATCTGCCGCGTCACGCGGATGCGCCGGGCGAAGGTCTGCAGGAAGACCAGCTCCTGGCTTTCCGACATGGTGCCGGCCTGGATCTCGCCGTTCTCGGACAGCGCCACGAGGTTGGGGAAATCCCCCACGCGCAGGTGGCGGTGCGGCTTGAAGTCCCGAAAATCGCGCCGGAGGAACAGCGTGCGATAGGTCGGCTGCGCCGGGGCATAGGCCGCGAGCAGCATCTTGTTGGCGGCGGCGGAGAGCAGCGCCGGGAAGTCGGAGGTGGTGTGGAAGGCGCGCTCGGCCAGGATGGTCGGGTTGCGCGGTACGTTCCGCTCGCCCCGGGCGCGGAGAAGCTCGCCGATCATGTCGGAGGGGCGCCAGCCGAGGAACTCGGTGTGGCGCCCCGCGGCCGGGGCCTGGTAGCCCGGCATGGTGCGGGCGGCGAGCGCCTCGGCCATGGCGTCGAGGATCTGCGACGGGTCCTCGTTGGACGGGCCGGTGTCGGGGCGCGCTGGCAGGGACGGGCGCGCGGCGCCGCTGGTGAAGGCCTCCCACAGCCGGCCGCGCAGCACCTCCGGGGAGACGCGATCTCGGATGGCGGCCTCGCGCATGGTGTCGAGCATGTCGGCGGTCACCAGGCCGCGGGCGGCGGCCAGCACCGGCTCATAGCCCGCGATGCGCTCGACGGCGGCGCGCTCGGCCTCGGCGCGGATGGCCTCGAGGTCAGGCGTGGGCGGCATGGCGCGGGTCGGCTCGGGCGGCGCGGTGGGCGGGGTGCTGGCGGGCGTCGTGGTCACGGGGACCTCCTGGTGCGAAATGGTGGGCGGCGCGGGCGGCGCCGGCGCGGGATCCGGCGAAGCCGGCGTCGTCTCGGGCATGGGTGGTTCCTGGGGGATGGCCAGGGCGGGTTCGATGGCGGTGGCGGGGGCGCCCTGGTCCCCCTCGCCACGGATCACGGCCAGGCCATCCACCGGGACGGGCACGATCGAGATCTCGTAGGGCTCCCAATCCACCGCGCGATGGATGGTCTGGCCGGTGGCGGCGTCGGGCCGCGGGTCATACCGATGCACGCGGTAGCCGACGCTGACAGACTGCAGCGTGCCGTCGGCGACGCGCTGCCAGACCGGCTCGACGTCATCGGCGCCGCTGAACTGCAGCGTGGCATAGCCGCGGCCGGCTTCGAGGCGGGCGGCGGTGACGCGGCCCAGCACGTCGCGCGTGCCGGCGCGGCGGTGGGTGTCGAGGACCGGCGCGCGGCCGGAGCGCAGCGCGTCCATACGGACCGCTGAGGGTGCCATGTCGAGCTCTTCGAGGATCGGCCCGTAGGGCGGCACGAAGTTGCGGGCCCGCGCGCCGGTGGACCACACCACCTCGACGGTGCGGGCCGCGCGATTGACGCTGACCGGTGCGGCCAGGGCACGGCACGCTACGATCGACTGCCCATCGGCGGGAAGTTGATCGGGCACAGGTTCCTGATCCGGCACGGGGCTGCGCCCCGCCGGTTCGATGGCATCTGGCATGTGGATAAGCCTGTGGTTAAGCGCGGGAAAAGCTGTGGGCGCCGCCGTTACGGCGCGACGAAGCCCTGCGCGTTGACGTAGACCTGCGCGCCGGTGGTGATGCAGGCGACGTTCATCGCCGTGGCGGCGGTGCCGCGCAGCGGCGTGGGAAAGGTGATCTCCACCGGAGCCGCCATCGCGGCCGGCAGCAGCTGCCGCCAGATCACCGTGGCGCCGTCCTTGATCACCACCTCGGTCGCGACCGTCGCGTGAGCATTCCGCACGTCGATCGAGGTGACGTAGTTCCGGATGCCGGCCGCGGCCGCGGCACGGAGCACGACGTCGGTGGTGTTGATGATGCCGCCTGCGGCCACAGCGAACTGCCAGTCCGCCTCCGGGATCGCGTAGGGCTTGGTGACCAGCGCGCCGATCAGCGTCGCCAGCAGATCCACGCCCCGCGCCGTGGTCACCGCGGTCGGGTTGGCCGAGTAGCCGGTCGCCGCCAGCACGGGCAGCGCGCCCGAGGTGTTGCGCGCCTGGCCGCCCACCGGCGTCACCGCGTTCAGCACGTTCACGCCCAGCCCCTGGCCTGCCACGGACTGGCCGCGGCCGGCCGTGATCTCGGTGGTGAGCTCGGCATAGTCCGCGATGGTGACGAACTGCACCCTGATGTCGGTGCTGGAGGCCGGCGCCAGCTCCCGGCTCACCGAGGCCCAGCCCGTGTTGACGTAGGCGCCCGAGAAGCTCGACCCGACGAGGTCGAAGCTGTTCGTGTTGATCACCGTGATGGTGAAGGTGCCGTTGGCGCCCGGCACGCCCGACACATTCTCCAGCGTGACCACATCGCCGGTGACATAGCCGTGCGCCGCACGGGTGACGCGGACCAGGCCGGCGCCATTGTCGGCCACGGCCGAGATGCCGTTGACGTATTGCCGGTTCCGCACCCGCACCCGAAAGCGATACAGCGCGTTGGGATCGGGGATCTGCTGGTGCCGCACATAGGAGTTCGACCGCGCCGCCGTGGTGTCCATCAGCCGGCCGTGAAACCAGCATTCATCGTTGGTCGGCTCGATCTCCAGCACCGACCAGCCGGTGGGGGCGGTGGTGGGGATGGTGCTGGCCGAGGTAGTGGCGAGGCGCGGGGCGGCCTCGTTCTGCACCTCGTAATTGGCCAGCGTGGCGCTGGCCCCGTCCAGGCGCCAGGCAGCGGCGTTTCGGCCGTTGGGCTGGGCGGTGGTGGGGTCGATGCTGACGAGCTCGAGCCAGACCGACTGGCCGACGATGCGCTGGCTCATATTGACCGCCACCATGACCCGGAGCGGGATGGTGAAGCTGGTGCGGCTGGTGAGGGTCAGCTCGTCGTCGAGGGTCGTGCCGGTGGAGATGGTCACCGCGCCGTCGGCGACGGTGAGGGCGATGCCGCCACCGGTGGCGGCGACCTCCCAGCGGGCCGGGTTGATCTCGGGCCCGCTGAAGCTGTCGCGGAACTTCTTCTGCATGCTCTTCACCTTGAGCATGTCGTCGGTCCAGTCGTAGGCGCCCGCGATCATGATGGGTCTCCGGAATTGGGTGCCGCGCGCGGCGATGCGGCGCCGGTGGCGGCGATTTCGATAGCGGCGAGCTGGGCGGCGTCCTGCGCGGCGCCGGACTTCGCGACGCGGCGCGGATCGCTGTCGAGCGAGAGGCCCGCCTCGTCGAGCAGGGCGTTGGCCTCGCGGATCATCTCCACCACCTGGCGGAAGTCGTAGCCGAAGGCGCCGACCGCCTCGGGCTGCGGCACGAAGCCGGCGCGGACCTGCGCGATCAGCGCCGTGGTGTCCTTCAGCGGGTCGATCATCTCGTGCGCCGGCGGGACGTGGGACAGGCCGTCCGGCACATCGGCGCCCCACAGCCCGAGCAGTGCGCCCTGGGCGTGGAAGCGGTCGGCGATGGGCCGCACCAGCATCGGGATCAGCATGCCGTACTGCACCTGCTCGCAGAGGCGGCGGAACTCGATTTTTCCCGCGCGCAGCGAGGAGTAGTTCGCCTGCGTCAGATCGCCCGCGACCTGGTCATAGGTCAGACCGGAGCCAACGGCCGACGCCTCCAGCGCGCGGCGTGCGAAAGCGGCGTGGCTGCCACCGCCGGACGGGTTCACCACCTCTACGCTGCCCATGCCGCGGCGATAGAGGATCATCCCCGGCTCGAAGCTCTCGACCGTGCGGCCCTGGGCATCGCGCAGCAGGCCCGACGCCGGACCGGTCATAGTCTCGTCACCATCCTCCGAGACGACCGCCGCCAGGCAGGCCTCGATCTTGGCCTTCATGAGGAGGGCCGCCTCGTAGTCGCCGAGATCGCGCAGCCGCGTCAGAACCGGCGCCAGCCAGGAGACGTCCCGCAGCTGGCCAGGGCGGCGCTTGCGATAGATGTGCAGCACGTCGCGGGCCGGCACGCGCTGGCTGCTCAACCAAGTGGCGCCGCCGGGCAGGACCCAGGACGCGCCTGGATGCACGCGGTGCAGCCAATAACCGACCGGCTCGCCGGCCTCGCCCAGGCCGATGCCCTGCAGCGTGGGGACGCCTTCGATCACGCCCTGCCGCGCCGCGTCGAGGTGGTCGCTCTCCAGCACCTGCAGGCGGAGGCCGATCGGATTGGCCGGCGTGATGTCGGCGGGCAGCAGGCGGACGAAGCATTCGCCGCTCTCGACCACCGCGCGCATGACCAGCGCCTGCAGGCCATACAGGTCGAGCCGGCCCTCGGCGTCGCAGGCGGTGCTGTCGGACCAGCGCCGCCAGGCCTCGGCGTGGGGCTTGTCCGGCCAGCGGGTGGTGATGCCGGCGCCGACGGCGTTGCCGGTCCAGAGATCGACGATGCGCGCTGCGTAGGGGTCGTTGCGCACGGCATCACGGGCGCGGCGGGCCACGGTGGGCGCGGCCGCACCAACCTCGGCCGTGGCGCTGCTGCCCGACGCCGCCCAGCTCGAGGCGCGGCTGTCCTGCGCGGCCGCGTAGCCACGCAGCGCGTGCCAGGCATCACGAAGGCGGCCCATCACCTGCTTCCCTCACGGGAGAAGCTGGCGAAGGTGACGTTGGGGCGGCGCGCGGCGGTGTTCTCCGCGGCGTGCAGCACCGACAGCGCGCGGCCCAGTTCATCCAGCGAGCGGTATTCCACGGTGCGGCCATCGAAGGTCACGCGCGTGGTGCCGCCGGTGAAGGCTGCGGCCAGCACCGCGGCCCGGGTGCCAGCCGGTTGCGCCAGCGCCCAAGCGAGGACGGTCGGGTCCATGATCGTCCTCCTTCAGCGAAGCCAGCCGTTGCGGGGCGCGAGCCAGCCGCGTGGGCGTTGGGTGCCAGTCGCGACCTGCGGCGGCGATGGAGGAGCGACATTCCCACCGGTGGGAATTTCGCCTGCTGGCAGCGAAAGCGCATCGGCCATCCGCGCCCAGCGCCCGTCGCCCCAGCCATCCATGCCGAGCGCGGCCGCGGCAGCGCGGGCATAGACGCGGCAATCCAGCGCCTCATTGCGCTCGCGCGTCTTCACCCATTCCAGCCGGCGAAAGCCGTTGCGGCCAGCGCGGGCGACGAATTGCTCGGCGGTCAGCTGGCGGCAGAACTCCTCCCCCGCCGCATGCTGCGGCAGGTGAACAAAGCCAGGCGGGAACGGATCGCCACTCTCTGCGGTTGGCCGCTCCAGCTTCAGCCAGCCATAGGTCTCGCCCTTCAGGAACGACGACCCCACCGGCCAGACCTTCAGCCCGCCCAGCTTGCGGCCGTTCCGCCGCACCTCCGTCGCCGAGGGCTGGCCGATCGCCGCGCGCAATCCGTCCTGACCCTTCACGGCGATGGCGCGGCCGGCGCCGGCGCGGCGCACGAAGGCGTAGACCTCCGCCGTGGTCATGCCGTCGCCGCTGTCGATCGCCGTCATGGCGAGGCCGAGCCGGTGGCCGGACGCGTGGCGCCAGGTTTCACCGAGCAGGCCGCGCAGTTCATCCCACACCGCCGCCTCGAAGGGATTGCCCACCAGGATGCGATGCTCGACCAGCCAGGACTGGCGATCCTGCGCCCAGGCCCAGATGCTGGCCTCGAGGCGATCGCGCTGAACGTCGACGCCCGCGGTCAGCAGCAGTCCCTCGGCCGCGACCGTGCCGGGGGCCCATTCCTCCCGCCGGTCATAGAGCCGCTGCCAGTCCGGCGCCTCGCCGCTCTCCTGCCAGGTCTCGCCCAGCACGGTGTTCCGAAACGTCTTGATCGCGCGGTCGTCGCCCTGCGCCGCCTCCCAATCTCGCACCGCCTGCGACCAGGAGAACCAGCCGACCGGCGAGTAGAGCGCCGAGATGTGGAAGCCGATCGCGTGCGGATCCTGCGGGATGGCAGTGGGCCTCCACTCGCCTCCGGACAGCATCGCGGTCTTGTGCTGCTCGCCGATCGCGCCGTCGCAGGCCTCGCAGAGGTAGCGGGCGCTGTCCGGCTCGCCCTTCTCCCAGACCAGCCGCTCGAAGCGCAGCCACTGCATCGCCGCGCAGTGCGGACAGGGCAGGAAGAACCGCCGCTGGTCGCTGGCCAGATACTCGCGCTCGATGCGCGACAGGCCGGAGATGGTGGGCGTCGACACGAGCAGCGTCTTGCGCCGCCAACCAAAGGTCCGCGCCCGCGCTTCGGCCAGCGCGACGGGATCACCCTCGCCCTCGACGTCGCCGGGATAGGCGTCGACTTCGTCGAGGAACAGGAAGCGCGCCGACATGGAGCGCAGCCCGACCGCGCTGTTGGCGCCAGTCATCACCAGCTGGCCGCCCGGAAACTCCTTGCTGAGCTGGCGATTGCCGCTGTCCCTGGAGCGCGCTGGCGCGACCCGCTGCCGGATGGCGGGCGTCTCCTCGACCAGCGGGTCGATGCGCTGGTCGGAGAAGCGCTTGGCCAGTTCCGTCGTCGGCTGCACCGCCAGCATCGGGCCGGGTGCGTGATGGATGACGTAGCCGATCCAATTATTGCCGCACTCGGTACCTCCGACCTGCGCACCCTTCATGAAGACCACGCGCCGCGCCGGATGGGCCGGCGAGAGTGCATCCATGACATCGCGCAGATAGGGCGTGCGTGCGGTGCGCCATGGGCCCGGCTCGGCGCTGCCGCGGGAGCCGAGCATGCGGTGCTTGTCCGCCCAGTCCGAGACCAGCAGCGCGGGCTCGGGCGCCATGCCGTCGCGCCATGCCTGCAGGATCTCGGTGGCGCCGTCGAAGTTGCCGAGCTCGCCGATGATCTGTTCGCCAGTCATCACGCGACGGCCACGCGGACGTCGTTGCGCTCGGCAAGGTGCTGCCGCAGCCGCGCATCCATCAGTGTCTGCAGGCGATGCGCGTCGACGCCGAGTTCCGCCGCCAGTTCCGCCGCGATGCGGGCTGGCCATGCGAGGATGGCATCGCGCTCCTCCTTGGCGAGCCGGTGCACCAGCATGAGCGCGCGCGCCTTCTCGACCAGCTGGCCACGACGCTCATCAAGCCGGAGCTTGCGCTCCTGCGCCTTGAGCATCTCGTTGGCGGTACGCGCATTGTGGAAGCTGCTGCCGCCCGCGGAGGGCGTGGGCAGCGGTTCCTGCATGGGCGGCGCGACGAACGCCGGCCGCGGCGGAGATGGCGGAGGCGAGGACTGTGCCGGTACCGGCGCCACCATGGCCGCCGTCTTGCGTGCCGGATCGCTGCTCGCGGCCAGCCGCGCGCGCACCTTCTCGACGTCCCAGCCGCCGCCCGGCTCCTGCGCGATGCGGCCGGACTGGGCGGCTTTCTGCAGCGCGGTGTGCGAGATGCCGAGCCGGCGTGCCACCTCGCGCTGCGAGGGCACCAGCGCAGAGGAAGCGGTTGCGATCATGATGTGATCGAACGCCTCCGATCATAGCAATTCGAGAAGCGCGAGATGCGCTTGGCTCGTGCGCGCCGCAGCGCGAATGGTCCGTCACGCGCAGAGCATCACGCCTGCACCACGACGGAGACCAGCATGACCGACCGCGAAGCCCGCGCCGCCCGCAACCAGGAACGCAGCCTCGCCGCCTTCCTCGCGAAGAAGGCCGAGTTCGACGCCCTCCTCGCGGAATTGACGCAGGCCAGCGAGGACCATTTCGGCGCGGATCCCGAGACGGTGCTTTGGGGCGAAGCGGCCTGGCTTTCGGATGCCACCGCGAAGCTGAAGGACATCGCGGACCAGCACTTCCGCCGTGGCGAATACGCAGCCTGACGCGGGCCACTCCCGCACCGCCCCGCCCGGGTTCTGCCCGGCGGGGCTCCCGGCAGTAGGGGCCGATGACCGGCACCCGGAACCGGAGACCAGCACGATGACCAAGCTTTCCGACAGCCAGCGCGTGATCCTGAGCGCCGCCGCGCAGCACGAGATGGGGCTGGCCCGCGCGCCGAAGACCCTGCCCGCCGCGGCGCGCAACGCGGTCTTCCGCAGCCTGATCAAGAACAACCTGCTCACCGAGATCAACGCCCCGCGAGAGCATGTCGGGCTCGGCTGGCGGCAGGACGATGACGGCACCTGGATCGTGGCGCGCATCACCGACGAGGGGCTGCGCGCCATCGGCATCGACCCGAACGAGGGCGACGCGCCGGAGGAGGACGAGCAGAGCGCCGAGGCCATCGCGCGCCGCAACGCCGAGCGTCGCGCCGCCGCGGAGGCCGCCGCGCCGGTGGCCGACACGGCGCCCACGGGCGGGGAGGACGCCGCGGAGGAATACGCCCCCGCCGAGGAAGCCGAACCCGCCCACGCCGCGCCGACGCCCGCCCCGCGCGCGAGCCTGCGCGACACCGCCGCGGCCATCCTCGCCGCCTGGGATGATCAGGCCGCCCGCTTCGGGACGCATGATGGCGACCTGACCGGCGCGCTGGACGCGCCGATGGCGGCCCTTCGCACGCTGCTCGCCGGCAAGCCGGCCCGCGCACCGCGGGACGCCAGCACGCCGCGCAAGCCGCGCGAGGGCACCAAGCAGGAGCAGGTCCTGGCGATGCTGCGCCGCCCCGAGGGCGCCACCGTCGCGCAGATCGCGGAGGCGACGGGCTGGGCGCAGCACACGGTCCGCGGCTTCTTTGCGGGCCTGAAGAAGAAGGGCCACGCGGTCGAGGTGCTGGAGCGGGTGCGCCAGGTCGGCCCGAACAAGGAGGGTGCGCGCGGGAGCTTCACGATCTACCGCATCGCGGAGTGACGACCAGGCGGGTGTTTCCAGACGGCAGGGTGCCGGATGGAAACATCCTCCCACCAGTCGAAAACCACTGGCCCTATCACGCCGCCGCCTGCACCCCGCGGGCGGCGGCGATGTCGTTGAAGACCCGCTCGTCGCCGGCCAGCACAGCCGCCTTACCGGTCATGCGCTGCCAGCGCTGCACCGCGACGTCGATGTACCGCGCGTCGATGTCCATGGCGTGACAGATCCGTCCGGTGGTCTCCGCCGCGATGATCGTGGTGCCGCTCCCGCAGAATGGCTCGTAGATCGCATCGCCGGCCGCGCTGTTGTTGATGATCGGGCGACGCATGCACTCCACCGGCTTCTGCGTACCGTGCACCGTCGCCGCATCCTCGTCGCCGCCATTCGAGATGGCCCAGAGCGTCGCCTGGTCTCGCGCGCCCTGCCAGTGCCCGGTGGCACCCTTGCGGACAGCGTAGAGGCAGGGCTCGTGCTGCCAGTGGTAGTCGCCACGCCCCAGCACGAAGCGCGACTTCGCCCAGACGATCTGACTGCGGATCACGAAGCCCGACGCCTCGAGGCTGTCGATCACCGTGCGGCTGTGCACGCCGGCGTGCCAGACATAGGCGACGTCGCCAGGGAACAGGGCCCAAGCCTGGCGCCAGTCGGCGCGATCATCATTCGCCACCTTCCCGGTGCGCATGGTGGCCGAGACGCCGGCCTCGTTCCGCCATTCCGGATCGTAGTTCACGCCATAGGGCGGGTCGGTGATCATCAGATGCGGGGCCGCGCCATCCAGCAGCCGTGCCACGTCCGCCGCGCTGGTGGCGTCGCCGCAGAGCAGACGGTGCGGACCCAGCAGCCAGAGATCGCCGGGTTGCGTGACGGGGATGGTCGGTGGCTCCGGCGCCGGTGCATCGGGATCACCGGCGGCAGCAGGTTCATCGCCGCCGCCGTCGGCCAGCAGCCGGTCGAGCATCGCCTGATCGAAGCCGATCACACCAAGGTCGAATTCGTCGGCGCGCAGCTCCCGCAGCTCGGCGGCGAGCAGGCTCTCGTCCCAGGTCGAATTCAGCGCCAGCTGGTTGTCCGCCAGCCGGAACGCCCGCGCCTGCGCCTCGGTCAGATGTCCGAGCCGGATGGCCGGCACCGCGTCGAGCCCGAGGGCCTTGGCCGCCAGGACGCGGCCATGGCCCGCGATCAGCACGCCGGCATCATCCACCAGCACCGGCACGTTGAAGCCGAACTCGGCGATGGACGCCGCCAGCTGCGCCACCTGCTCGGTGGGGTGCATGCGCGCATTGGCGGCATAGGCCGCGAGTGATGCCACCGGCATCATCTCCATCTGAAGGTCAGGCCGCATCGGCGGTGGCCTCCGTGCGCGCCGCGGCGATGGCGTCGTAGCCCCGACCGTCGTCGGCCAGTGTCACTGGCAGGTCCGGATGCAGCATCCGCCAGCGGGCGATCGCCAGGTCGACATAGGCCGGCGCCAACTCGATCGCGCGCACGCGGCGGCTGGTGCGCTGCCCCGCGAGGATGGTGGTGCCCGAGCCGCCGAAGGGCTCGAACACGACCTCGCCCTCGTCGGTGTAGGTCCGCATCAGGAACTCCGGCAGCACCACCGGGAACACCGCGGGGTGCTCGGTCTCGATGCCGCGGCCCTTGTGGCGGGTCAGGCGCAGCACGTTGTCGGGGATCCGGAAGTCCTGCACCGGCAGGCCGGCATGCTGGTATTCCGAGATGGTGCCGTCGGCCGCGCGCAGCCCGCTGCCCTTGTTCGGCGTGCCGGCCCATTTGCAGGGCACGATCTTGTTCGCCTGCCGGGCCTGCCGGTTGAAGTGGAAGACCAGCTCGAAGGCCGGGGCGAGCCGACCGTTCCAGTCGCCGGGCAGGCCAGGGCCCTGATCCCAGGTGTAGAGGCCAAACCGGCGCCAGCCGCGGGCGCGCATCCAGTCGAGCCAGCCGGACCAATAGGGGATCCATTCGCTCTCGCGGTGGATCAGGCCGAGGTTCACCAGCACCTGGCCGTCCGACCGCATCGCCGCGTCGAGATGCTGGAACACGCCCTGCATCAGCGCATCCCAATCCGTGCCGCCGCCGGTCGTGTAGTCACGCTGGTTCCCATAGGGCGGCGAGGTGAACAGCAGCGCTGCGCGGTCCGCGGCCATCACGCGCGCTACGGTGGATGGGTTGGTGCTGTCGCCGCAGGCCAGCCGATGCTCGCCGAGCAGCCAGATGTCGCCGACGCGGGCAACGGCTTGGCGCGGCGGCTCCGGCTCGGCATCGGCGGGGTCCTCCGCCGGCGCCTCGTTGCCAGGGGCGTCGCCGCTGGCAATAGCCGGGCTGGCAAGCGGCCCGTTGCCAGGGTCCGTTGCCACCGGCTCCATGCCGGCCAGCAGCCGATCCAGCTCGCCGGCATCGAAGCCAGTCAGCGCGAGGTCGACGCTGCCCATCTCCTGCAGCTTTGCCACCTCGGCGGCGAGCAGCGCCTCGTCCCAGCCGGCGTTCAGCGCGATGCGGTTGTCCGCCAGGCGGTAGGCAGCCTTCTGCGCCTCGGTCAGACCGGCGCGAACGATGGTGGGGACGGTCTCCAGGCCCAGGGATTTGGCGGCTTGCAGCCGGCCATGGCCGGCGATGACCTCGCCGCGGTCGTCGACCAGCACCGGCGCGACGAAGCCGAATTCGAGGATGGAGGCCGCGATCTGCGCCACCTGCTCGGCGGAATGCGTGCGCGCATTGCCGGCGTAGGGCAGCAGGGAGGCGACCGCGCGCGCCTCGACGGCGCTCGCAGACCATGGGGCCTGGGGCATGCGCACCTGCTGAAATCGATGGTGGTGGTGAGAGGTGCCGTCTGGCGGGGCTGACAACGCGGCGCCGTGGCAACCTGGAAAAATAGCCTGGCACTAGGAATGTCGCGCGCTTCCGCCCCCCGCATACAGCGGGGCCAGGAAGGACCCTGCGGCTCGAGAGCCACTGTCTCGATTGAGCCGCAGCGTGGCTGTTCAGCCGCGGCGCTCTCGCACCTTCTCTACGTGTCTTGCTTCTAGCCTCATCGATTTCGGAGCCGCTACGGGGTGAATTGTAACAGCTGGATCGGGGCGATGGTGACCGCCCCGATCATCCCGCGTCACGCCGCCCTCGCTCGTGGTATCAGCCCGAAGTGCACGGCAAGAATGCCGAGGGACCCGACCAGGATGCCCTGTCCCACTGGGCCGTGCACCGTCCGTCCGGCCCAGCCCTGCCGCATCGACCACTCGCGGACCGAGAACTCGAGGCCGACGACAAACCACGCGCAGGAGCCGCAGGGGCTGTCCTGCCCCCCCAGCGTATCGAGCGCCGCAGCGACGCGGCGCCGTGCCTCCACCTGCATCGTCGAGAGCGTGTCGACGCGCGTGCCTGGGATGCGCATGATCTGCGACGTCGACATGCTGTCGAAGCAGGCGGCGCGGAACAGCCCGCGGAAGATCTCACCCGCTTCGTGCATCTGTGGCGTGATGCTGCCGTGCGCCAGCATCAACCCGAGCGTGTCCACGGCGCGGCGATGCTGGACTGGGCTGCCGGTCTCGGGGTCCGCCTCGCGGATCGGCTCCGAGAAGCCACCATGCTGCAGCCGCCACTTCGACGGCTTCGCCAGATCGTCGTGCTTCGGCTTCGCCACCTTGGGCTTGCGCTTACCGGCCATCGTGGTTCTCCCCGTTGCGACGCCCCCAGCGCCGATTGGCTTCGTTGGTGATGGCCTGGCGGAGCCAGTCGTCGGTGATGTCGGCGACAGGCAGGGCCGCGACGCCGTGCCGATGCCAGGCGGCCGCGCGCATGGCATTGACCTCGGTGTCGTTGGTCGGGCTGCGCGTGCCGCGGTCGAGGCAGGACCGGGGCGGTTGCGGTGCGCCGTGCACGGTCATGCGCGGCCTCCCGTGGGGTCGGTCGCCCAAAGCAGCAGGGCGATGGCATCCGCCTCGTTGTCGTCGGCCGGCGCGAAGCCGCGAGCCTGGATGGCGGCGACCATCTTCGCCTTGTCGGCGTTGCCCTTGCCGGTAGCGAAGCGCTTGATCGTGCCGACCGGAACGCCCTCGTAGGGGACCTCGTGCTCTTCGCACCAGGCGGTCAGCATGCCGAGGAAGCCGCCGTAGATGTGCGCCGCGTCCGTTCCGGCATGGGCGCGCACTTCCTCGAACACGATCCGCGCCACACCGCCGGACAGAGCTGCGACCTCGACCAGCCAGCCGCGGAAACGCAGGAAGCGCATTCCGCCGCCTTCAAAGCGGGTCGGCTTGAAGGTCATGGTGCCGGAGGTGATGCCGCCGTCACGCGACCGCAGGGCCCAGCCAGTGGTGGTGCCGAGATCGAGGGCGAGGACCGCGTGGTGCGCCAGGCTGCTCGCGGGCGGGAGGGCGATGGGCGGGCCGCTTGCATGGGCGGCGGGCATGGTGAGAGTCGTGGGTGCCATGGTGGTCTCCGGAAGGGGATCGTCCTGGTGAGGGCGGCGACGGCGCGGTTCTTGGCGGAGCTCGCCGTCGCTGCCCGGCATCGGGTGGGGTGACCCTGGCGGGGGCGGTCCACGCGCCCAGCCCGGTCGCCCGAGGTGTGGTGTGCGCGCGCCGTTGAGGCGCGCACGCACACCCCCCGTAGGGGGGAGGCGAAAAACCGAATCTGCCAATCTGCTCCAAGTCACTGATTTAAAATCGGAAAAAGCAGATTCGGAGCAGTTTCGGGCAGATTCGTTACGCGAAACTGCTTTCGGCCAGAAGTCGTTGATCTGGTTGAAGGAAAGCAGTTTCGCAGTTTCGGCAGGGGAGCAGATTCGGACCGAAACTGCGCAGTTTCGGGAGCAGTTTCGGTCAGGACAAAGACGCATCGAGGGGGCCATCAGACGGGCTCCTCGGGGTCGTGCAGCACCCACACCTCGGGGTTCTCGACCTCGAGCAGCGCCTCGCTTCGGGGGCACTGGAAGTGGCTCGGGAGCACCCGGACGGTGGCCGGGACGATCTCGCCCGTCTCCGGGTCGATGGCCTCCTCTCCGGTGCCGAGGAGCATGTCCTGGACGACGAGGTAGCCGTTCTTCGACTTCGTGTAGGGCTGCCCGAGGTCGCGCGCTTCGCGCCGATACTTGATGTAGCCCTTCATCGCTAGGACACCGATCCGCTCGCGGATGTTGTCCTTGCCGCCGAGCCCGCGCTTGTTCTCGAACTTCGACGCGAAGGCGTTGGCGGTGCAGAGCCGGCCTTCCTCCGCCTCCTCGGCGATCAAGCGCAGGATCACGTCGTGGCGGCGCGTGCGCTCGGCGTCGAGCTTGCGCCCGATATCCTTCCGCACCAGGCGCTCGCCCGTCCGGTCAAGCTCGACCCAGGCGCCGCCGCGTTTGTCGACCAGCATCGGCTCGAGGCTGGGCCCGTTGCGGAGCTCGACATGCAGCTCGCGTTCGGTTTGCTCCTCATCGGGGCGGAACAGGATAGCGCCAGAGGTGTAGTAGCCGCGCAGCGCGCTGGCGCCGGAGAGCGACAGGAAGGGATCGTCCTTCACCTGCTGCTTGCTGAGCTTCTTCGTGTGGTGGGCGAGGACGATGCCCGCCTCGGGGGCGACCTGGTCGCGCAGCGCTTCGACCCGGCCCTGCAGAAAGAACATCATCGCGCCGTTGTCGTTCTCCCCTTCGCCCGCGGGCCCGCCATCGAAGAGGTTGCGGATGGGGTCGATGCAGATGATGTCGGGCGGCCCGTCGGGGAATGCGGCGCGGATGGCGGCGGCCACGAGGGGCACGCCCTGGTCGTCGAGCAGCATGCGCAGCTTCGGTGTGACCACGAGGGTGTCGCGCGCGCGGGCCACGAGCGCGGGATCGAGCCGCAGCTGCTGCAACCGCTCGCGCAGGTAGTGGTACTGGATCTCCGCCTGGAGATAGAACACCCGCAGCGGGCGCGGTGCCGTGAAGCGCAGGAACGGCGCGCCGGCCGCGGCATGCACCAGCAGGCTGATCAGGAAATCCGACTTCCCAACCTTCGGCGCACCGCCGAGCACCAGCATCCCACCCGGGGTCAGCAGGCGCGGCCCGATCAGGTCGTCCGGCATCGGCGTGGTGTCATCCAGGAGGGCGCCCAGGGTGTGCGCCGGGATGGTGCGCGGCGGTGGTGCCGTGGCGCGCAGCAGGGGCGGCCCATTTCGGTCGACATGCAGGGCCCAGATCGCGTCGGCCTCCACCTTGAGGCGGTCGAGCGGCCAGGCCGGGCGGAGGCAGGCGGCGTTGTATTGGCAGATCGCCTCCCAGCCCTCGTCGCCGGTGATGCGGCCCTCGTGGACCATGCGGACAAAGTGGCCCATGGCGGCGCTGGCGCCCTGGAATCGGGTCCAGGCGTCCTGAGCGCTTTCCCGCACCGGCGTGGTCAGGACCGCATCTAGGTTGGGGCGGGCGCCGCCAGGGGAGGCGAAGGGCGCCGTGAGACCCGGCATGGTCGGCATGGCCGCCACCGCCGCGGCGAAGTCGGGGAGCTCCACCTCGACCCTGGGGTGGTGCTCCCGGATCGTGACGCGCCGCTGCACGCCATGCTTCTGGTGGACGGTGCCGGGCACGCGGATTGGCTGGTGGGCAGATCGGAAGTG